TTGTCAATGATACTCTTTACCTGGTAGCAGGTAATGATAACGCTGCTGTTGGCGGTTCAAGCTTGTTTGTTACAGTAAGAATTCGCTGTAGAGTCGTTAAACTATCTTCTGAAGACTGGATGGCAATCGCTATACAATCAACTGCTAGTGATAACTGAGGTGTTTACCTTGGTTAAAATAGAGGGTACTCTCGATGAAATCCGAGAACTTATTGGCGATGCTCGGCGCACTGTTAGGGATGTTAAGTCTACGACTAAGAAAGTGGTTAAAGCGGCCAAAGGAACTAAGCGTAAGTTATCAGACTGGCAGCGATACATCAAAAACAAATCAAACCACATTAAATTTAAGCGTGGAGACAAAAAAGGAAGATTAGATCTAAAGAAGATGTCAGCTGCTTTCAAAAGGAGTAGAAAGAAATGACGCTTGAAGAACTTCTACGTAAGGCTGGACTTCTTCCCCCAGTAGCATCTAAGAAAAAAAAGGGGTCTAAAAAATGAGTAAAGAAGAAGATATGCAACGTACTCTTTGTGCTGAATTTGGTCCTTTAGCAATTCAATTTAATCCACTATCTGGAGATTTTGATATATTAGCTCCAGGTGGAGGTTATACAAGCTTAGGTTCGGGCGCATTTGTTTTACAACAAGATATAGATTTAAGCGGTTATGCTATGGATAAAAAAACATTTTACCCATACAGTTCTTTTGAACAAAGAAGCGGTACTACCGTTGGTACTTTTGCAGCCGTGCTAACAACTCAACCTTACATTTTAGAATCTACTATTGTTTCATCGGTTCCATTAAACAATGCTGATTTAGGAGTGGCTTTAGTTTATGCGCCAGGGTTTAATCAGTTCTCTGGATTAGCTGGTGGTAGATTTAACAGATCACAAATCATCCATGGTGAATACAAACTTTATACGGTTGATTCAACAATGGCTGTTGCAGGTGGAAGTAATACAGTAAAACTATTAGACAGACAAGTTTACTCATCATTAGAACCAACCGCGGCTGATAAATTATATTGTTATAGAATTTTAACAATTGCAAGTACAACAGGTGAAGCATTCCAAGGTCAATGGCCGTCTACAAGAGTGCTAATACCTGGTACTATTTCATCAGAGCCTAAGCTTGAATACATGATGAGACTAAAGAGATCCTACGAACTTGCTAATCAGGTTTGATTTTGATGGCTAGTGATTATCCTGAACTACGTCGTGTGGGTAAACTAATCTATGAAGCATGGGAAAGTAGACCCGACTTACCTGCATGGTTGTCTGTAACTAAAGGTTCACCAGCCGCGGTAGGTATTGAAGCTGTTGAAGCTGCAATCGATTTACAATTTGAGGCTGCTTTGGCAATTAACCAAGGTAAAGTTAGAGGTAAAGACCAATATGGAGCTGTTGAAAGAGATCGTGTTGAATCACTAGGAACTAAATTTATTTATTCTCCTGGTGGATTCCAAGTTTAGATAACGTACAACTTGTTCTCTAAGAATTCAAAGACTGCTTTCTTTGTCCATTCATTGTCTTTACCGTGAAGGAACTTTAGATAATCGTTCCTGTAGTATCTGTACGTCGCACCTACGTTAGTAATAACCAGAACTCCACCGTGTACGTCGTTCACACAATGGATGCAATATCTAGTTCCATCTCCTGGTTGAAACTCATAATAGAATCCTGATAAATCCATCATTTACTCACACACCGTTGGTCCTTCAGATAAAGTTTCTTTTAATGAAATACCAAAATTAGTTTCATCATGATGCATCCAAACATGAATGCATATTTTTCTGTAGTTAGCTTGAGAATATGGGTCAGTTAAATCTAGCTTTAGATCCATTCCACAATAATGACAAGGAGTTTTCATTCTTTCACCTCATCATACATGTTCTTGACCCATCCTTTGTTCTTGACCCATACCTTCTTTCCATCAATAATGTCGTCAATTAGTTCTTCCCTGGCGTTTAATTCCTTCTCCAGGTAACTGATCTCTTCTCGTAAGTTGTCGGTAGTCTCCGCGTTCATCAAATATCTCCTAATTTCTTTTGAAAAGTTAGGTCTTTTTGATGCTATTTCATACGAAGTCGGGCATAGAGTTATCATTTTATGTCTCATATTATTTGCTAATTCTAAATTCTATATATATATATCGTAGAAAAACCTGAGATATGTTAATGATAGATGGCTATCTAGCATGGGGTGGGTGTGTCGGGGAGACTAACTATGGCGTGCTTTAGTAAAGAAGATTTAATCCTGGGATAGATGCGAACATGTTCGTTTAGTTTAATAACCGTCAAGAATTAGCGGTGTTATGGCTAAAGCAAAGACAGGTAGTTTTTACCTGACAGAAACAATAACGCTTCCAGCTGCAAGTGCAAGTGGAACAAGAGTACAAGGAACAATAGATTTGGGCGCATATGTCAACGTCCCTACCGGTCAAGCGATCGCTGTAGAAATGGTTGACTTGATTTACCAAAGAGGCAGTGACTTCGACCAATCGGTTGATGGCTTCCTTGCTGGTAACGGTGCAGTTCAAGCACAATTAACTGATCTAAACCCTGGAACTGGGTTTGTACGTGCAGACAATCAATCATTGATTGCTTCCGGTGCTCTAAGCATTGACCAAACTAACAACATTGGAACTCATACTTCTGATTTATACCCGGACAATTATGGCCCAGCTGCTTTGTCTGAAGCATTTATGGTTGTCAATGATACTCTTTACCTGGTAGCAGGTAATGATAACGCTGCTGTTGGCGGTTCAAGCTTGTTTGTTACAGTAAGAATTCGCTGTAGAGTCGTTAAACTATCTT